ATTGCAAAGGAGTTTAATGTGTTCAAACAAACAATTAATCAAATAGTTCGTGGCACAGGGTATAAAAACTCTAAAATCGCCATGCAATACAAGGGAGCATAACAATGGCTGTCACACTAAATGCAAGTACATCCACAGGGCTGGTTCAGAGCGCTGATACAAGTGGTCAAATCAATTTACAAAGCAATGGCACTACTGTTTTAGGTGTAACCTCTACTGGCACATCTGTAACTGGCACACAATCTGTTAGCGGTAATCTATCCTTTAACTCAGGCTATGGCTCTAGTGCAGTAGCATACGGCTGTCGTGCATGGGTAAACTTTAATGGTACTGGTACTGTAGCTATTCGTGGAAGTGGTAATGTAAGCTCTATTGGAGATATGGGCGATGGTGATTACTATGTAAATTTTACAACCGCTATGCCCGATGCTAATTATTGCGTAACCACAACCAGCGGAAACGGAAACGGAAGATTTGCGAGTATATTTAATTCAGACTCTGACTATCAAGCAGCGTTGGCAACTGGAAGTGTAAGGGTTCAATTTGCGTTTCAAGTATCTAGCAGTTCTTCAAGAACTGACGCAAATCATTTTTCAGTTGCAATATTCCGCTAATCAGGAGATATTATGAACCAACGAATTATTTACCCAAAAGATGACGGCGGCGTAGCAGTCATCATTCCAACGGAAGAATACCTAACAAATCACACGATTGAGGAGCTGGCCGCTAAAGATGTACCAGCTGGCAAACCATACAAGATTGTGGATGTTGCTGACATTCCAACAGACCGCACATTCCGTAACGCTTGGGAGTACGCATGATTACTATTAATTTTGACAAAGCCAAAGCAATTACTAAAGACCGCCTAAGAGCAGAGCGTACACCTTTATTGCAAGCCCAAGACGTAGCGTTTCAACGAGCATTAGAGTCTGGTGCAGACACCACAGCAATCGTAGCCGAGAAGCAAAGACTGCGTGACATTACCCAACTAGCTGACCAAGCTACAACGCTTGAGCAGTTAAAACAAATTGAGGTGAAATAATGCCGATAACACTAAATGGCGACACAGGGATTGTTACTCCCATGTACAACGGGAGTATTACTGCTAATGCGGTAACTCCATCCGTTAATATGAAGAACCGCATCATCAATGGTGCGATGGTGATTGACCAGCGTAATGCTGGTGCTAGTGTTTCTAATTTAGCTGGTGCTTTAACTTATTCAGTAGATAGATGGCCCGTTAATTGTTCTGCGGCTAATAAATTTACTATGCAACAAAACGCTGGTTCTGTAACTCCACCAGCAGGATTTGCTAACTATTTAGGTCTTACTTCATCTTCTGCATATTCTTCAGGTTCTTCTGATTATTTTCATTTATATCAACCTATTGAAGGCTATAACATAGCAGACCTAAACTGGGGTACTGCTAATGCTAAAACTGTTACAGCTTCTTTTTGGGTAAGAGCAAGTGTTACAGGAACTTATGGTGGAATAATAATAAATAGTGCGGCTACTGCTAATTATCCGTTTACTTATACTGTAAATTCCGCAAACACATGGGAACAAAAAACATTAACTATTGTAGGCCCTACAATCGGAACATGGAACTCAACAAACGGCACAGGTCTTGAATTTAGATTTGATTTAGGCAATGGTTCTGATTACACAACTGGAACGGCTGGTGCTTGGTCAGCTTCTTTTGGTTATCCTTCAGGAACAGTTAAATTTGTAGCTACTAATGGCGGAACGCTATATCTAACAGGAGTTCAAATTGAGGTAGGCTCTACAGCTACTAGCTTTGATTACAGACCTTACACTACAGAACTACAGCTTTGCCAACGCTATTTTGTTGTTATTATTTCAGGAACTGCAAAATATTTTGCTATGGGTTCACAATATAACTCAACAACGCTAAATGGAGTTATACCATTTCCTGTAACAATGAGGGCTAATCCTACTAGTGCTTCTTCATCAGGAACAAACTATTATGTTTTTTATAGAAATAATACTGGTGATGATTTTAATAGCATTACCATTGAGGGCGCATCACCACAACAAACTGGATTTTTTAATAATACGGAAATTTCAGGAACTGGTGGTCAGGTTGGCACTGTATATGCACAAAACGCATCTGCATTTATTGCGTTTCAAGCGGAGCTATAAAAATGTATAAACTGATTAAAAACCCATTTACAAATTTAATTAATGTTGTAAATCATCAAGTGGGTAGCATTCTTTACAGCATCCCATTCGACCCAGCCAACACCGACTACCAAACCTTTAAAAAAGAAGTCTTAGCTGGTGCAGAACTGCAAGATGCCGATGGGAATGTGATGACACAAGAACAGGCTGATACCTTTATAGCGACTTTGCCGTAAGACATGGATATGGCGTTTGAGATTGATCCCGTAAAGTACGGTGTCCTTTGGCAAAAGGTAGAGAACTACGAGGCCAAGTTCGATGAAATGTCTAAAAAGATCGACAAGATGGAAGCTTCTGTTGAAGAACTGGTCGCAATGGCTAATCGTTCTAGGGGCGGTTTTTGGGTCGGTATGGGGTTTGTATCAGCTTTTAGTTCACTCGTGGGTTTTATCGCACATTGGCTTGGTAACAGGTAGGTTATCAATGTGTCGGATGGTTTACTAGAAGGTGCAAAGTCCCTCAGTAGTTCCCTAAACGCAAGTCGGGATGTCAGCAAAGAACTATCTAAAAGTATTGCGGATGTTCAAAAAGAAGCTTCCGATGTAGCGCAACAGCGTAACCTTGACAGGCGCAGGGAACTTAGAGAGAACGAGGTACGCAAGGAACTATTCCTCAAACGAGTCCTAATCCAATGGGAGCATGAGGAACAGGTTAGGCGGGAAGAAGCAAAGATACGGGCAGACTTTTTAAAGAAGTACGGTAAACGCTGGGCTGAAGTCGAGGCATTAAAAGCCAAGCTAGAAAAGCAGGACAAAGAATTTGAAAAGGCATTTAATAAAGACCTAAATCGTGCAAGAGTAGCGCAATTTTGGTGTTTTGTAGTAGCTGGATATATCGCTTATTTTTTAGTGTGGGGGTCTAAATAATGGATGCACTACTTGGAATCTTAAAAGGCGTTGCGCCTGTCTTAGCAACAGCGGTGGCAGGGCCAGCAGGGGGTGCGGCAGTCGGTTGGATTGCCTCAAAGCTAGGCATCCCTGACGATACGATAGAAGGGGTTACTAAAGCCCTTACAGGCAATCCTGAGATGGCTATGAAGCTTAAGGAACTTGACCTTGAGTACGCTAAATTAGACGCACAAGACCGTGATTCTGCCCGCCAAGCATACGCCCAAGTCGCTACCTCAGAGTACGCTACCAAGCTAGATAAGGTCGTAGTACCTGTCCTAGCCCTAGGCGTGGTAGGTCTAGCCTTTACCCTGATCGGGGTCTTAATGTTCGTCAACACCCCCCAAGATCAACAACAAATCATCATATTCGCCCTAGGGTTTATAACCAGTGCCGCAGGGCAAGTCTTATCGTTCTATTTTGGGTCTAGTCAAGGTTCTAAAGACAAAACCGAAGAAATTAAGGGGATGCTTAAAAAATGAACCTATCCGAACACTTCACCCTAGACGAACTCACCCATACAGACCATCGTCAGTTTGACAATACGCCTAATGCCTCAGAGATGGCTAACCTTGTGCGCCTAGCATCATTCCTTGAGGAAGTTAAGACTGTTTTAGGTGGCAAGCCAATCATGGTCAATTCGGCTTTTCGTTGCAAACAGGTAAATGATGCGGTAGGATCAAAGGACACTAGCCAGCATCGGATTGGATGTGCCGCAGATATTCGAGTACCGAGCATGACCCCCGATGAAGTCGTTAAGGCGGTGATTGCATCGGGGATTGGATATGACCAAATTATTCGAGAATTTGACCGTTGGACACATATTTCTGTGCCTAGTATTGCTGGGGATAGTCCTCGCAGACAAGCTTTAATTATTGATAAAGCTGGCACTAGACCTTATTAAATAATTGGGTTTCTAGTAAGACCATTGGCTCGACATCCTGCCAATCGTTACGGTCTTTTCTGCCGTTGACTACAAACTTTAGGCCTTCAAACTGGGTAAATTTTCTATACCAAATACCATCGGTTGTTTTAAGCACCAAAAAGAAGGGTAGTTTCGTAAACTCGACCAAATTTTTAGCGGATATAAACTTACCAAGACTTATGAAATACCCCCCACTCATGCGGTCAAATTGGGCTAATTCGTAGTTTAAACACTTAATTTCACAAAACCCAGCAATCTCTTTATTCCGTGTGAGGGTATAGTCAAGGCCGTATTTGATAGGCATTTTGACTACATGACACTTCCATTTTTGTTCAAGTAAAGAGGCAACATCCCTCTCTACATTAAGATTTTTTTGGGTTTCGTAAAGGGGTCTCATATTGCGTAACCATGCATAAGGTAGTTCGTACCGAAAAACAGCACACAAAACAGGATTGCTGCCAAGCCACCCAAAAGGAACATACGGATAGACTCAATACGCTCTTTCTTCTTTTCTGAGGCCCGTAAAGCGTTGTACGCCTCTAGGTCACCCCAACCCTTATCGATCATGCGCTGGCGTTGCTCAAACTTGCGCTGGGCTTCATAAAATCGTTCTGCATCTCGTTCGCTTTGTAACATGATTTCTCCTAACCGCCCCCGAAGGGGCGTTGATTAACGGGCTGTAACTTTAAGGGTAATAACTGCGGTGGTCTTGGTGTGTTTTTCGATTAACTCGGCAGGGATATTCGCTTCTGCATACACAGCCTTGTTATCAACAGTCTTACGCTGGGATAGGGTCACACAGGCTTTATAAAGGTTACCCTCAATGTGGCCTTCTTCTTGCTTGAGTTCGGTCTTGAGTGCTTCTGCTTGGGCTTCTAAGTCAGCGATCTGAGCCAAGAGCATACCTAATTGGTCAACTTT